GATGCCATCTGGGGCGGACTCGCTGGGATCATCACCACCGTCCTGGGGTTTGTGGTTCGCTGGGTGTTGACGCGCCCGGAACGCCAGGCCCAAGCCAAACGGGCCGAAGACAAACAGAAGCTCGAAGCCGCCAAGGCTGAAATCTCTCAGAAGAAAGCCATCGACGAAAGCGTGGCTAAGCTGGAAACCCAGCTGCGCAGCGAGCTCAGGGCCGACAACTCCGAGCTGCGCGAGCGCTCGCGCCAGATGGAAGCCAAGCTGGCCGCAGCTGAGGCGCGTCTGGAAGATCTGGTGACCTCCAACGACACGCTCCGCCGCGAGAACATGGAACTCAAAGGCCAGAATGGCGCGCAGTCCAACCAGCTCGAAACCCAGGCCGCCCAGCTCAAGCGCCAGGCCGAGCGCATCGGCACGCTGGAATCGCAAGTCTCAGCCCTGCAGGCCGACCGGCTGACGCTCATCGACGCGATGCGCGCGGCTGGCATCCCGATCCCGCCGCTGGTGGCGGAAAAAAAGCCGGGCACCGGGCCACTGGGCCAAAGCTCGAAAGGCTAATCCATGACTGAAGAGCAAACCTTGCCCGAAAAAGCTGCCGAGTCCGGCAGCAATCGCCTGCGCGAAATCTGGCGCTCGCTCATGCGGGGCATGTCGGGATTCAACCCCTGGCAGCCGGTGCACCAGCGGCACACGCGGCGGTACACCAAGGCTTACGCGGACGGGCGGCAGAAGCAGGGCGGGGCGCTGTGGTATTCGCAGCGGGCTCGGCTTCGCCGTGAGCCTGCTTTGCCCCACTTCGCCGCACCGGCGCCGAGCGCGAAGGCTGTGGCGCGCCAGGCACAGACCCAGCTGGTGCGGGCGCTGCTGAAAACCAAGCGGTGGAAGCCGGGCGATGGGTGGAAGGTGTGGCGGTGAAGGGCGTGTTGTAACAAGTTGTAAAAACGATGGCCGCTAAGTTCTCTGCCGCTGAGCGCCAGGCACACATCCTGACCGTCGAATCGCTGTATCTCTCGGGTAAGACCCAGGCTGATATCGCGGTCCATATCGGTGTCAGCCAACAACAGATCAGCAAGTACCTGGTCAAGCTCCAAAAAGCCTGGCTGGATCGACTGGGCGAGCAGCTCGAGTCGGCCAAAGGGCGCGAGCTGGCCCGGCTCGACCGGCTGGAGCGCGAATACTGGCAGGCCTGGGACCGATCGTGCCAGCCCGCCCAGACCACGGTCAACCGGGCCAAAACGGTATCGACCAAAGAATTCACCGAACAGGGCCTGATCGATGTGCCCGCGCTCGAGCGCGAGTGGACGCACACCGAGCGCGGCCAGGCCGGCGACCCGCGCTTCCTGGAAGGCGTGAGTCGCTGTATCGAAATGCGGCTGAAGATCGTCGGCGGCTTCGCCGACAAGACCCTGGTCATCAAGACCCCTGAGGACAAGATCATCGAATACCTGCGGCTGGGCAAGGTGGACCCGGCCGAGGTGCGCGAGCGGTTTCCGCACAAGGCTGAAGATTGGTTCGCCAAGGCGGGAATAAATGCCAAGGTGATCGATGCTGTCCGTTGATGATGCGCTGGCACCAGCCGATGTTCAAGCGCTGGATATGGCCGATTTATTGGCCAGCGTGCCACCGGATGAGATTGAGCCCGTCTGGCATGCGCAGCCAGGCCCGCAAACAGCGGCCTGCGAAAGCCTGGCCGATGTCATCGGCTACGGCGGCGCTGCCGGCGGCGGCAAGTCGGACCTGGCCCTCGGCCTGGCCGGAACCCATCATGAGCGCTCGCTGATCTTCCGGCGCGTATTCCCGTCGCTGCGCGGGATGATTGAGCGCTCCAGGCAGATTTTCAATCGGGCTAACCAATCACATGCCGACGATTCGTTCAACGAGAGTACGCACGTCTGGCGCCTGGCAGATGGCCGCATGATCGAGTTCGGCGCAGTGCAGTACGAGGCGGACTTGAAAAAGTGGCAGGGCCAACCACACGACTTCCTGGCTTTCGACGAAGCCACTGAATTTCCTGAAGCATTCATTCGCTTTCTTTGGGCGTGGCTGCGCACGACGGTCACCGGCTTGCATTGCCAGTTGTTGCTGACATTCAACCCGCCATTCGACGATTCGGGCGCGTGGGTCGTGCGCTTCTTTGCGCCCTGGCTTGATCCACAGCACCCGAATCCGGCAGCCGATGGCGAGTTGCGCTGGTATGCCATGGTAGACGGCAAAGAGGTTGAGTGCGGCAGCGGCGCACCGTTCGAGCATGATGGTGCCGTGATCACGCCTAAGAGCCGAACCTTCTTTCATGCTGCTCTCAAAGACAATCCAATTCTAGAGGCTAGCGGCTACGGAGCGACGATTGACGCGTTGCCCGAGCCGCTACGCTCGCTGTTGCGCGGCAACTTCGATGCGGCCAAGGTTGCCGACCCATGGCAGTGCATTCCATCGGCTTGGGTCAAGCTGGCTCAAGCGCGTTGGACCGAAAAGCCGCCTGTCAAAGAACCTGACACGGTTGGCGCCGACCTGGCCCGCGGCGGCAAGGACAAGATGTCTATCAGCCGCATCTTTGAAAATTGGTTCGCTCCAATCGAGACGCACCCCGGCACTGCGGTCCCCGACGGTCCATCGGCCGCAGCGCTGCTGCTGTGGGCAGTGAAGCTGGGCATCAAGATCGGGGTGGATGTGATCGGCATTGGCACATCGGTCTATGACAGCTTGGTCACTGCCAATGCCGACGTGTTGGCCGTGAATAATTCTGAGAGCGCAGAGGGACGGCGCGACAAGAGCGGCCGTTTCAAGTTTCGCAATGTGCGCGCTGCGTCTTACTGGAGCTTCCGTGAGGCGCTGGATCCAGATCACGGAGAAAAACTGGCGTTACCGCCTGACGCCGAGATGAGCGCGGACCTGTGCGCGCCACGTTTTAGCGTGACGACGATGGGAATCCAGTTGGAGAGCAAAGATGAAATCAAGGAGCGGCTGGGCCGCTCGCCAGACAAGGGCGATTCGGTGGTCATTGCCTGGTGGACCAAGATCAACAGCCGGTTACAGCTATGGGTCTAACCCCCGCGCCGGCGGCGCCCGCGCTGCTCCTGACCTATGCCGTCTGGCTGCCGGGCCGCGGCTGGCTGGCGCTGACCGTGGCTGGCCAGCGCCCGCGGGTGTTCATGGACCCGCGGCGGGAGGTCGCCGAGAGCGCGGCCGCGTTGTGGGGCCCGGGCGCGGTGGTGCTGCCGGCTGACGAGTCGCTGGTGGACCTGCAGGAGATTTTCCTGCGGCAGGAGAAAGAGCGATTGGCGAAGCGTCAGGCGAAATCGGTCAAAGTCAGATTCAAAGCCTGGGTGGTGAAACATGGCCTACACAGATAACTGGCAAACAGCAGTCCCGCAGCTCATCCAGGGCAACGCCGAGCTGCCGCCCAGCGTCGCTAACCTATGGCCAGCCTTCGAGGTCATGTCGCCGCAGTACCCGCTGCCGTCGGTCTTCCAGCTGCTGACCAAAGGCTACCGGGCGGACGCGCTGGTGTTCGCCTGCATGGACGTGCGCGCCGGCGCCATCTCGGAGCCGCCGCTGAAGATTTACAAGGGCAAGAAGAAGGACAAGACCGAGGTCGAAGACCACCCGGCGCGCAAGCTCATCGAGCACCCCAACTCGGAGATGGGCGAACCCGAGTTCTGGAAGGGCGTCCAGATCTACATGGACGCGGCCGGCTTCAGCCCGTGGGAGGTCGAGCTGTCCAACGGCGGCGACCCGATCGCGCTCTGGCCGATGAATCCCACCTACTGCTCCTTCATGCGCGGGCCGTGCCAGCCCATCCGGGCCATCCGCTACCTCGTGCCGGGCCTGCCGCCGGTGGATATCCCGCGCGAGCGGCTGGTGATTTTCCAGGAGTTTGACCCGCTCTACCCGTGGGTGCGGTCGCTGTCGCGCACCGCCGTGGCTCTCAAAGAGATCGGCGTGCGGCTGTCGATCACGGATTTTCTGAAGCAGTTCTTTGACCACGGCACGGCGGTCAACGGCGTGCTGACCACTACGCAGTCGCTGACCGACGCCGAGGCCACGCGCAACCGCAACCGCTGGGCGGCCAACCACGGCGGCAGCCAGAACTGGGGCATGCCGGCGGTGCTGGGCAACGGCCTGACCTACGCCAATATCCAGACCTCGTTCAAGGACATGGCGTTTCCGGAGATCGACGGCCGGGTCGAGGCATCGATCTGCATGGTCTACCGCGTCAGCCCGCTGGTGGTGGCGGCCAAGATCGGCCTGTCCAGCTCGACCTACAGCAATTACCAGCAGGCGCAATCCGCCCTGACCGAAGAGGTGCGCAAGCCGTCCTGGCGCTACTACTCATCCGAGATGACGCAGCAGCTGCTGCCGTTCTATGGTTCATCGGCGGCCGGGCTGTACACCGCGCATGACACCAGCGATGTGAGCGCTATCCAGGAAGATGAGCAGAGCGTGGCGAAGATGGTCACCGACCTGGCGGCGCGCAACCTGATCTACCGCGATGAAGCGCGCAAGCGGCTGAGCCTGGAGCCCGTCGACAAGGGCGAGAAAATCTTCGTCGGCGCGACGATCAAGGCCATTGAGGCGCCGGCCATCACCGAAACAATCATGGACCCGGAGCTGGATGCCGCCGAGCTGCGCATGGAAGAAATCCAGGCCAAGCAGCAGCCCCCGGCGGCGCCGGTGGTCAACGCGCCAGCTTCAGCTGCGGCCGGCGGACTGCCCGCCCAGCCGGCGGCGCCGGCACTGCCGGCCCAGCCCGCCACGCCGCCGGCGCCCGACCAGTTCAACGCCATGGTCAAGAACTACGCCGCGCTGCGCAAGCTGGCCCTGTCCAGCGTGGGGCGGGGCGTGGGTCTGCCGTTCGACGCTGAGCTGGCCGCCTGCAAGTCGGCGGGTGAAGTGCGGGCTGTGTTCGAGCGCCACTGGCCGCGGGCGGTGAAAGCCGAGCCGAAACCGGCGCGGCACACAGCTGAAGACATCGCAATGCTGCTGGAGCGGGCCACGGCCGCGGCGGAGGCGTTGGCGGCATGATCGACTGGCAGCCGCACATCAACGAAGCAGTGCGCCAGGCATTGGCCCGCATGGACGCGCCGCCCGAGGAAGTCCAGTATGCGCGCTGGTATAACGCCCGCCACCCGACTCGCAAGGTCAGTGCTTGGCGCCTGAATAGACCGATGCGTTTCGAGGCCTGGTGGCGCTTCAACCCCTGGGCACAACCCCTGACACGCTTAGTCGGCGTCGTCGAGGAAGACGCGATTTTGAATGGCACAGGCAGCGGTATGCCTGTGGGAATCATCCGAACATGACTCGCAGTCACAGGAGACGACACATGGGCAGTGAAGGCGTTCTGTTAGGGCAGGTGAAGGGCGAACCAGAGACCGGGCTGTTGGCGGTGGAGAAGCCCGTCTCAAAGCTGGTGCTGACGTTCAAGG